GATGCTATCTAAGCTTCGGGATTTATTGGATGAGCTTAATGAGTCGGAGAAAGTTGCTTTAGCTGGTGGTAAATATACAACTTCAAATTTAAGGGAAATTAGGGATTTGATTGCCCAATGGTTTGCCAGTGTTAATTTAGCATTACCTGAAGCTTTTGCCGTTTCTGCTACGGCGCTGGCTGTTTATGAGGCCAATTACGTAGCTAAGCTCTATGGAGCAAAAATTAATAAGCCTGATGGGGAAAAACTATTCTTATCCGCTAAAAAAGTTCCGTTGGCAGGTGGCGCTCTTGTCGATGATCTGCTTTCAAGAATTGCTGAAAGTGCCCGTCAAAAGGTTGAGTATGCAATTCGAGATGGTATTAATTCAGGCAAAACTAACCAAGAAATTGTTCAGCGTATTCGAGGGAGCAAACGGCTTAACTATGAAGATGGGATCTTAAATGGTACCAAAACTGATATTGAGCGAACGGTAAGAACTGTGCGAAGTCATGTAGCTAATCAAGCCTATCTAAATAGCTTCAACCAAATTGGCTTTGAATATGTCCGATTTGTTAGTGTTTTAGATGGACGAACTTCTAAGCTTTGCGCTTCATTAGATGGTTCAGTGTGGGAAATAAATGATCCGGCAAAGCGAGTGCCGCCGTTACATCCTAACTGTCGCAGTATCTTGGTTCCGGTCGAGAAGGACGGTCAACTTGTTGGCGAACGGCCATTTGTAATGGACGAACGTAGAGTTAAAGACATCCCCAAAGAAGAGCGAAGCCAGTTAATAGGACAGTTAGATGCAAACACCACATTCAAAGAGTTCTTTAAGAAAACAGATGATTTCTTTCAAAGGGAGTGGCTAGGGCCAAAGCGCTTTAAGCTCTATAAAGATGGGAAATTTGATTTTGAAAAGTTCTTTGATCCTGAAGGCCGTTTCTATAGCTTAGATGATTTGAGAAAGTTGGATGAAAAAGCTTTTAAAAAGTTGGGTCTGTAATTTTTCTTATGTTATATTTTTTTAAACATCAGAATTTATACAATATGAAAACAATAGCTTTTGTATGTCTAACCCTAATTTCCATCACTTGTTTAGCTGAACCAAGTCAAAAATATCTTAAAGAATATGATCGATTGTCTGAAGCTTTGGAGTCAGCAATGGCAAATGCATATTCTTTTGATCCTGCAACTGGTCAAGTAAAACAGGCTGCTCAAGATTTAGAAGCTAAAAATAATTTATGTAGAGCTGCCCAGGCGAAACTAAACCTCACCACGTTTTTAAAAGACAATTTAGAGGAATCTAAAGAGCTTTATAAATCTATTGATGGTGCAGAGACTCTAGATAAAAATTATCTTAGTGGACAACAGCAGGAACAACAAACTCTCGTTTCAAATTTGAAAAAAGACCTTGTTGGAACTGGATTTAACTGTGAGTAATTATTGCCGATTACAGGTAATTCTAAACTCACTTAAGACACAATTTTCACCTATATAAGCGCCCAAATGGCGCTTTTGTCATTTATGGAGTTTGGCTTATGAGTGAATCAAAAGTTAGACATTTGGTACTTAAAAGAGTTTCAGATAAATCTTCTCATCTTGCTCTTTGTGACGAGGAAACAGGTATTCCATTAGCTGGATTAACCTCTGTAAAAATGAATTGTAGTGTTTTTGAGGGTCCAGCGACTATCACGGCAACATTTGATGTAGGTGGTCCTCAAGGCATCCGCTTAGTTGGTGATGAACCTAGATCAGAGGTTTGGAATAAAAAGTAAACGTAGCTAAAGGTACTACAAATGCCTGAAAAGCAAATCAATATGTCAGATGCTCAATATATTCTGAGCACAAAATGAATTCTGGTGCCATTTCTTCAAATTAAGGTTTCAAGCCATGGCAATTTATGGTTTTACTTTTGAAAGATTAAAAGCAATTGCACTCATCAAATAGAACTTAATTTTTAACCATAGCACCTTCGGGTGCTTTTTTTGCGAGAAGAAAATGCCAAGCCCTATTATCCAATATTTCCAATATGAACATTTACCTGAACATTTGCAGCAAGTTAGTAAGCCAATTGGTGATTTAGCTCGGCAAATGGATGAGCAACTTCCTGACGGGCCTGAAAAATCCACAGGATTAAGAAAGCTACTTGAAGCAAAAGATGCATTTGTACGCCAAGCTTTAAGTAAATAATCATTTATAGAAATGAAGCGTCCTAAAGGGCGCTTTTTTATTGCCTGCCGAAAGCGGATGCTAACGGCGAATCCGGGCGGATGCCCATTTTGTATATATAGGTTGGATGACCAATGAAACTTAAAACAGTAACAATCGACGGTAAAGTTTATGCGGAAGTAGACGGTGATAAGCCGATCTATATTCATGATGACGGCAAAGAAATGCCACATGATGCACCACACTCGGTAGCAACAATTGCACGCTTAAACAATGAAGCTAAAACACATCGTGAAGCCAAAGAAGCAGCCGAAAAAGCATTAAAAGCTTTTGAAGGAATCGAAGACCCAGCGGCAGCTAAAAAGGCATTACAAACAATCCAAAATCTCGACGATAAAAAGCTGGTGGATGCTGGTGAAGTTGAGAAAGTGAAAGCTGAAGCTATCAAGGCAGTTGAAGAAAAATATGCTCCGATTGTTGAGCAACGTGACGCACTAGAAGCCTCTTTACACAAAGAACTAATCGGCGGTGGTTTTGCTCGTTCTAAGTACATTCAAGACAACATTGCAGTACCTGTGGACATGGTTCAGGCAACCTTTGGCCATCACTTCAAAATCGAAGAAGGCAAGGTGGTTGCATACGATCCGAACGGCGAAAAGATTTATTCACGTGTCCGCCCGGGTGAACTTGCAAATGTTGATGAAGCTTTAGAGTCCTTGGTTGGTGGATACCAGCATAAAGACTTAATTCTTAAAGGTGGTAAAGGAACTGGTGGCGGTTTCCAAAGCGGGGGCAAAGGTGGAGCGCCTGCAGGAATGAAACGCAGTGAAATGTCTGTTTCTCAGAAAGCTGACTACATCAAAGAACATGGCAATGATGCCTTCCTAAAACTGCCGAACTAATCATTAAAAATTTGGAGATAAGTAGTTATGACTACAACAGTTAATTCAGACATGATCATCTACAATCAATTGGCTCAAACTGCTTATTTAGAGCGTTTGCAAGATAATTTGAATGTATTTAACCAAGCCTCTAATGGTGCAATTGTTTATCGCAATGAGATCATTGAAGGTGATTTCAATAAAGAAGCATTCTACAAAGTGGGCGGTAGCATCAAACATCGTGATGTGAATTCAACCGCCAAAGTAGTTCCAGAGAAAATTGGTTCTGGTGAATCTGTAGGTGTAAAAGTGCCATATAAATATGGTCCTTATGCTTCTACTGAAGAGGCATTTAAGCGCCGTGCTCGTACACCAGAAGAATTTGCTATGGTTGTTGGTTACGATCTTGCAGATGCATTGGTTGCAGGCCGATTAGAGTACAGTTTAGCTTCTTTAAAAGCTGCTATTTCTAGCAATCCAGACATGGTTGCAAAAGGTAGTATCGTTGTTGATGGCCGCAAAGCATTGACTCGTGGTATGCGAAAGTTTGGTGATAAGTTTGGCCGCATTGGCTTATGGGTGATGAACTCAGATACATATTTCGATATTGTCGATGATGCAATCACTAAGCAAATTTATGGTGAATCTGAAATCGTTATCTACGGTGGTTTACCGGGAACCTTAGGAAAGCCGGTCTTGGTGACGGACGCTGTAGGTGATAACGATGCTTTTGGTTTGCAGTATGGCGCTGTCACTGTAACTGAATCACAAGTACCGGGCTTCCGAGCTTATGACATCAATGATGAAGAAAACTTAGCAATCGGTATGCGTGCTGAAGGTGCATTTAACTTAGATATTCTTGGTTATAGTTGGGATACATCGAAAGGTGAAAATCCTGACCTTACATTACTTGGTTCAAGCGCTAACTGGATCAAATATGCAACCAGCAACAAAATGACAGCAGGTACCTTACTTGATTTATCGGGTACAGCGACAACTGGTTAAAACCTAAAAATTAAAACCTAAGGGGGCTAATAAGCCCTCTTTTTTATTATTAAGAGAAAAGCGCCATGAAGATTATCTATACACGCATTGCAGCAGCGGCTGCATTAGAGACAGGCATTATTGCTAACCCTGACTATTATGAAAACCCAAATTTGAAAGCAAAAGAGGTAATTATTTACGGTAATTATCCAAAGATTCAAGAGGATTATGAATCTTTGGAAGTTCCAGTTGAAGTTCGTAAGTTGGAAGTGCCACAAAAAACGACTTTGGCCACAGTAAATGTCGCAGTGGGAATTACCCCTGAACTTCAAGCTGTGATGGATGATGCAAAAGCTGAATGTGAAAAGGTAGTTGAAGAAAA